GCGATAGGGTGGCAGGTGTCGAAGGGCATAAGTTACTAAAGAATCCTAAGATTAAAAGCTATATAGATGAACGACTGAAACAGCTTGATTCTGAGAAAATTGCAGATCAGCAAGAAGTTCTTAGTTATCTAACTTCGGTAATGCGAGGAGAGACGCAAGAGCAGACTCTATGTAGCATCGGTGAACTAGGCCAACAAGTTATTGATATCGATGTCGGAGCAAAAGATAGAATCAAGGCAGCTGAACTTTTAGGAAAACGGCATAGACTTTGGACTGATAAAGTAGAGGCTGATGTTTCTGGAACAGTGGTGTTTGCGAATGAGTCAGACATACCAGATTAAACAGAACGATATTGTTGTTGACCTACCTAAGACAGTAGGCGGTGGATACGGTCAGTTTTGGCGATCAAGAAATCTTTATCGTGTAGTCAAAGGTTCCCGTGGTTCGAAGAAGTCCAAGACAACCGCTTTAAATTATGTTGTCCGTCTTTTGAAATATCCCTGGGCTAACTTGCTTGTCATTCGTAGATACTCAAATACAAATAAGCAATCAACTTATACGGACTTTAAGTGGGCAGCTAACCAACTAAAAGTCGCTCATAAGTTTAAATTTAACGAATCTTTGCCTGAAATAACTATAAAAGCGACTGGCCAAAAGATTCTGTTCCGTGGTTTGGATGATGAACTCAAAATCACATCTATTACAGTTGACGTTGGTATCCTTTGTTGGGCATGGTTCGAGGAAGCGTATCAAATCGAAACTGAAGACAAGTTTAGTACGGTTGTTGAGTCTATCCGTGGTAGCTTAGATGTCCCCGATTTCTTTAAACAAATCACAGTCACATTTAACCCGTGGAATGAAAGGCATTGGCTCAAACGTGTGTTCTTTGATGAAGAGACGAGGCGAGCAGATACGCTATCGCTCACGACTACTTATAAATGTAATGAGTGGCTTGATGAAGTCGATATCAAACGCTATGAGGATTTGTATCATACGAACCCCAGACGTGCGAGAATCGTCTGTGATGGCGAATGGGGAGTTGCTGAAGGTTTAATATACGAGAATGTAACTGTCAAGGATTTCGATAAGGATGAATTACTACAAGATTCAGCTAATAAATTATGTATCGGTCTTGACTTCGGTTTTACTCACGATCCAACTGCTTTGTGTTGCTCGTTGATAAATGATACGACGAAAGAGATTTATGTCTTTGATGAGGCGTATAAAGTCGGGTTGATAACCAAAGAAGTTGCGAAAATGATAAAAGACAAAGGTTATCAACGCTCACAAATCATTGCCGATAGTGCTGAATTACGACTGATTGAGGAACTAAGGTCAGAACACGGTATAACTAGAATTAAAGAGAGTCGTAAAGGTAAGGATAGTATTATGGCAGGCGTGTCAAAGTTACAAGGATACGCTATTTATGTGCATCCGGATTGTAAAAACATCATGGATGAATTTTATAGCTATTGTTATCAGCAAGACAAAGAAGGAAACTGGTTGAATAAACCAGAAGATAAAAACAACCACTTGATGGATGCTTTGCGTTATAGCCTTCAATGTATCGAAGGTGGGAAAGCAACCGTCCGCAGACGTTCTGATTATGGTCTATAGAGAGGAAAGACATGTACCAATATTTAACTTATCCACGGGATGGATATGATGAGGGGTCTTTGAAGAAAGACCTTATTTATAAATTGATAACGAAGCATAGCACTGAAGGCTCACGTTTGAAGAAACTTAAAAGCTACTACATGGGCGAGCATGCTATCTTAAACCACAAGAGACGCAACGAGAACGCACCTAATTATAAGACGGTAGCCAATCATGCCAAGGATATTGCAGACACGGCTACAGGCTATTTCATGGGCAATCCTATCAAGTACAATAACACTGCTGAAGGTGATATTGATGAACTACTTATAGCATTTGACGGTGCTGAGATTGACCAAGTAGATGCTCAGAATGCTTTGAACATGGCTATTTATGGTCGTGCTTATGAGTACATCTACGCTAAAGAGGGATTAACTGAATTGGACTCAACTAGTATTGATCCAGAAAATACCTTCATGGTCTACGATGATAGCATTGAGCGGAAGCCCTTGTTTGCGGTCTACTACTATCAAGTCAAGGACGATACGAAAGATACTACTAAGTATCAAGCAGAGGTCTTTACAGAGAATCTGCATTATCACATGGTGCTGAGAAGTACAGACTTAGGAACAACTCAGAATGAGCAAGTAGAACCTCACAACCTTGGACAGATTCCGATTATCGAGTATCGCAACAATCACTTTGCGATTGGCGATTACGAGCAACAGATTAGCTTGATTGATGCTTATAATTCCTTGATGGGTAACCGTGTTAATGACAAAGAGCAGGCAGTAGAGTCTATCCTTGTATTGTATGGTACGCAGTTAGCAGACACGCCAGAAGATGCTAAGGTAGCGATGAAGATTCTTTCTGAAGAAGGTCTTTTGGAGTTGCCAGGCGATAGTGCAAGAGCTGAGTTCTTGAAGAACACCTTGGACGAAAGTGCTACTGAAATCTTGCGTACAGCTCTTAAAGAGGATATCTACACATTCAGCCATGTGCCTAATTTGACTGATGAGAACTTCGCAGGCAATACATCAGGGGTAAAATAGTTGCCCTCCTCAAAGGTAACTTTGAGGTAATAAATCGGGTTAAAATTGGAAGGCGCAAAACAGTAATAACCTAGAAATTTATATTCTGTTATGGTATAATAAGAGTATAACAATCTAGGAGAAAATGAATGATAAAAGATAAAATGCACAAACATCTAAATCAAGTTTATTACTCTATGTTAGCAAGGTGTTATGATGAAAAACATTGGGCTTATAAATGGTATGGGAAACGTGGAATAGGTGTTTCTGATGAATTTAGTGATGTAGCTAAGTTCAGAAGTTGGGCAATGCAAAACGGAGTAGAATTCGGTTTGCAATTAGATAGGATAGATAATGACAAAGACTACTCACCAAGTAATTGTAGGTGGGTTCCTGAACATACAAATAAACGTAATCGTTCTGATAACGTTAAGTATAAGGGATATATCTTGAGAGACTATCTAAAAAAATTATCTGAAGAAAACAACATTTCTTTTTCAACTCTTGTCTACAGATATTATCGTTCCATAAAACGAGATGATATAATCGTTAATGATGAAACAATAGATGATGTCTTATTGAATTATAAAAAATACGATTTAAGACAATTTTCAAAAGGTGTAGACATGTCTGGTAAGACAATTGTCCGAGATGAAAAAGGGAGATTTGTGACATATTACTGAAGCTAATCAATTACCACTGCTGGTAGAAATATCAGTAAGGTTTAACGACTAGATAGAGTAAGCTAAGTGAGAAACGGTACATAGTATCGTTTTTTATATGCAGAAATATCCACGAAATCCGACACCCTGATAAGGGTGAAGAGATAGTCTGAACTTACGGGAAACCGTAAGAAGTAGAGGATAAAGAGCCTCTACGGTAACAAAATTGAGCTATGGAATTCAAGCTGATGGGCCTTGAGATGATTACGAAGACCAAGGAGGCGAACTACAAGCGTGGATTAAGACAACGTATTGCGATTTTTGCTCACTACTTAGGTATGAAGCAGATTGCACTAGAGTCTCATTCAATCGTTCCGCAGTTTAGCCGTGGTTTGCCTAAGAACTTGTTGGAGATTTCTCAGATTGTGAACAACTTGGAAGGTAAAGTGACCAATAGACAGCTTATTTCACTCTTGCCGTTTGTAGAAGACCCTGACGCTGAATTGGAAGCCTTGGAAGAAGAGAAAAAGAAGAACATGGAAGATATGCCGATGTTCAACCAAGATAACACGAAACCCGAAGACGAGGTAGAGGATGAAGAATCAGGAGTATTGGGCGAAGAGGAAAGCCAATCTGATTTACCAGCAGATGGACAAGGTCGAAAAGCAGGCAGACCAGTTCGATAAGGTTTATCAGGAAGCTAAGATTTACTTGGATAAGGAAATCAATAAGATTTTTGATAAGTTCCAACGCGATTATGGTTTAAGTCAGGTAGATGCTAGACAAGTCTTGAAGAACATGAAAGACAAGAAAAACTTGAATGAACTTCGTAAGGTGCTTGAAGCGAGACCGAATGACCCAAATATCCAAAGACTACTGGCTGACTTAGATAGTCCAGCTTATTCTTTCCGTATGAAGCGTCTGGAGCGTTTGAGTGATGATTTAGACCGTATGCGTGAATCTATCTATCATTCGGAGAAGACAGGCTCAGATGCCTTTTATAGCGACTTGATGAAGGATAGCTACTACAAGGCTACCTTTGACCTGCAACAGCAGACAGGGTTAGCGTATGGCTTTTCTGGACTTCCTGAGAGCGAGATAAAACATCTGCAGTCTTTTAGTTGGGTAGGTGACGGAAGCACGTATTCCACAGACATCTGGAAGAATACGGGGAAGCTTACTTCTAGCATAAAAGATGAACTACTCATAAGCCTCATGACAGGCAGAGATACACGAGAAACTGCACAAGCAATCGCTGAGAGGTTCAATGTAGGTCAGAATGATGCTAGGCGTTTGGTTCGGACGGAATCAGCCTTTTTTCATAATCAAATGGAACTACTCAGCTATGAAGAAGCAGACATAGAGAAGTATATCTTTGTGGCTGTCTTAGATAAGCGTACATCACGCATTTGTCAAGAGCATGATAATCAGGTCTATGATAGGGACAAAGCGACCCCTGGTGTCAACTATCCGCCTATGCACCCTTGGTGCAGATCTACCACTGTCGCATACGACGAGGACGCAGACTACAGCAAGCTGAAGCGCAGGGCGAGAAATCCAGTGACAGGTAAAACCGAGCTAGTACCTGCTGATATGACTTATAAAGAGTGGTATAGCAAGTATGTGGATGGTGAGGACGTTGTTAAGGAATCTAAACCAGAATTGGGTGACAAGGTTTTTGCAGAGGAAGCCATTGAAGAAGTTGAAAAGTATTTGTCTCTTAAAAACATGAATACTTTTGATGATTTCAAAAAATGGGTGGACAAGAATGCTAAGCTTCAAAAATAATGCTTAGAAAGGGGTAAAACATGTTCGTTTGGGATTGGGTATCAATCGCTTTCGGGTGGTTGGTATTTTTGTTGTTAATCTTTATTATTCTGGCCGTGATCAGCGGAATAATTAAGTATGTAAAGAAAGGATTGAAGAAATGAATCGTGATAATAAACCTAACATGGATAAGGTAAAAATAGGTGGTATCGTCTATGAAATCGAAAAAATAACTGATTTACAGGGAAAAACAGGAGAATGGGGGCATATTGAGTACAAGACATGCAGGATTGTTCTAGACGACTCAGCTAGTCAACAAATCGAAGATCAGACACTTATTCACGAAATTACGCATGGTATTTTAGTTGAAGCTGGCTATATAAATCATGAAGAAGAGCAGGCAGACCGAATTGGGAAAATTCTTTATCAGGTTTTGGTTGATAATGACTTTTCATGGCTAAAAAACAGAAAGTAGGCGATCCAACATCTTGACTGGCAGGAATAGACTACTATTTATCTAATTATGCCCTAACCGTATGGAATCCCGTACGGTTTTTATATTGTCCAAGCATTGAAGACACTAAAAGCTATGGAAATTACAGTCGGGGACGACTTTAAAAATAGGAGGTTCGCAATGAACGAAGAAACACAAACAGTCGAAACGGTTGAAGAACAAAAGGTACCTGCAGAACCTGCACCACAACCGCAAGACGAGAAGAAGTACACGGACGCAGACGTCGATGCTATCATCGATAAGAAGTTTGCCAAGTGGAAATCAGAGCAAGAAGCCAAGGAAAACGAAGCTAAAAAACTTGCCAAGATGAACGCTGACGAGAAACAGAAGTATCAGTTGGATCAGCGTGAGCAAGAACTAGCTGACCGCGAAAAGGCTATTGCTCGCAAAGAATTGACCGCAGAAGCTAAAGCAATGCTAAGTGAACGTGACTTACCTGTTGAGTTAGTAAATGTAGTTGATTTGACAAGCGCAGAGACGGTATCGCAGTCTGTCGCTGTATTGCAGAAATCATGGGAGCAAGCCGTGCAAAAAGGCGTACAAGAAAAGCTAAAAGGCGGAGCCCCAATGAAACAAGCGCCAGTCGATAGTGACGGTATCACAAAAGAAGAATTTGCTCGTATGGGTTATCAGAGTCGAAACGAACTCTATCAAAACAACCCAGAACTCTATAAGAAATTGAAAGGTTAAAATAAATGACAGCAGGACAAACTAAATTAGCCACTATGGTTAATCCAGAAGTAATGGCGGACATGGTTTCCGCTAAACTACCTAAATTGATTAAATTCACTCCACTTGCTTATGTGGAAACAGCACTCCAAGGACAACCAGGGAATACCCTAACAGTTCCAGCATGGGAGTATGCAGGAGATGCGACCGAGGTTGGAGAAGGTCAAGCTATTTCTCCAGACCAGTTGACTACTAAAAAGACCACTATGACCATCAAAAAGGCTGCTAAAGGTTATGAAATTACCGATGAAGCTCTTTTGTCAGGTCTTGGCGACCCACTAGGTCAAGCGACCTACCAGCTTGGTTTGGCTATTGCTAATAAGATTGATGATGATTTGGTCGCAGTAGCTAAAACTGCAACACAACACGTTGCAGAAGCTCCAACAACAGGAGCAGCTCTTGATAAAGCACTTGCTATTTTTGACGATGAAGAAGACGCAAAATATGTAGCTCTTATCAATCCAGCAGATGCCATTGATTTGCGTGCAAACACTGTGAAAGAATGGATTTCAGGCACAGAAGTAGGAGCGAATACAGTTGTTTCTGGTACATTTGGAGAAACACGAGGTGTTCAAATCGTCCGTACTAAGAAAGTTGAAAAAGGAAAAGGCTTTATCGTCAAAGTCTCTCCTAGCCAAACTCAGACAGACGATGCCAATAAATACGGTGCGTTTGTTATCATGCTAAAACGTGATGTGGCTATCGAAACAGACCGTGACATCCTTAAAAAGACAACGGTTATCACAGGGGATGAACACTACGGTGTTTACCTATACGACCCTACACGAGTTGTAAAATTCGGTGAGGGGTGATGGCATGAGCTTATTACTACGACGTCATTATATCCAAGAGGAGCAGGCTGGCCAGTATTCTGATTTAGAAAATAAGACTCTAGAAGAGTTGAAAAATCTAGCTAAAGAAGCTGGCATAGCTGGTGCTTATAAGTTATCAAAATCCGAAATTGTAGAGGTGTTGGAGGATTTAAAAAGTGAAATTTAAAATCAAACAAGATTTCTATGATTGGGAATCAAATGTGAAACGACTGGCAGGAGAGGAACTCGAGATTACTGAGGAGCGCTATGCAGAGTTGGCTGACAATTTTGCCAGCAATGGTGTCGTTATCTCAGATGTTCTTGAGGAAATCCTCCCTGAACCTGAGTTTTTAGAAGAGGATTGATATGTCTATAGAGCTGCTGAAGAAATTAACAGGCGAAGAAGATACTCAGCTTCTCATGTTGCTCCAAACGAGGGCTACGAATCTTATCTTGTCAGAGACTAATCGCACATCTTTGACACCTGCTTTAAGTCTCTTAATACCTGAGGTTGCTATCGAGATCCACAACCGCTCAGGAGCGGAAGGAGATCGTTCTAGAACCGAAGGTGGTATAGCAGTAGTGTACGGAGAAAACGGCCTGTCTACGGGTCTTCTACAGCGTATACGCATGCATAGACTAGCAAGGGTGGCAGGCCATGTTTTTGAAGCAGAGTAGACTGAAACCTTATCCAATGCGACGGTTTGAAAAGACTGTCACTGAGGAGGGTGTCGCAAAAGAAGGATATGCCAAGGAAGCTGAGACAGTCCGTCTTGAATTGTGGCCAGCTAGTAGCAAGTTACAATCTGAGCTGTATGGCGAGCGTGTCAATGATATTTTGAACGCAAATGCCAACAAGTCAGCTACAATCAAAGTAAAAGATGGTGTGTGTATCGATAGCCAGACAGAAGTGACTCACAGGGTTATTTCTAAAAAGGTCTACACACATCATCAGGTTTTGGAGTTAGAGCGTGTCAGAGCTAATAGGGGCAGATAGGCTCATAGCTAAGTTCAGAAAACTATCAGATGTTGCGCAACGAGATATTGTTTCAAAGGCGGTTCATCATGCAGCTAAAACCATTGTTCAAGCCGATGCTAAAAGACTAGCGCCAGGCAACAATGGAGAACTTAGAAATAGCATCAAGACTAGAGTTAAAATGGACGGAGATAAGGCTATAGGAGAGGTTTACACAAATCTACACTATGCACCATACGTAGAGTTTGGTACAGGGCCAAAAGGACAAGCTAGCCATTCGGGGATATCGCCAGAGGTCAGCGTGTCTTATCGCTCTAGCCCGTGGTATGTACATGAAGACCAAATCAATGTAGGACCTTACCACTTTCAAAAGATTGGGGAGTTCTACAAGATGTATGGTCAACCTGCTCAGCCTTATCTTTATCCAGCTTTGAGAGACAATCAAGAGCGTGTGTCTAAGAATATTTCGAATTATGTGCGTAGAAAGATAAGAGAACAAATAAAATGATCAATATCAAGCCTGTTATTTATAAAGAATTGCAAAAGGTCGCAGATAATGTGACTGATACTTACCCTAGCGATTGGGAGACTTTCCCAGTCGTTATTTTTTTGGAAGAACAAAACAAGCCGGGTGATTGGTTTGATGACCAAGAGCAAAAATCCTCTATCCGCTATAAGGTGGATATCTTTGATGATACCAGCACAAGTGAGTTAGCTGTTAAAATCAATCAGATTTTTGAGTCTTTAGGTTTGAGAAGAACCGACTGTCAAGATGTACCAGACCCGTCTCATTTGAGACATAAGGTCATGCGTTTTGAAGGTGTTATTGACTTACACTCAGAGCTTGTTTTTCAATTTAGAATGGAGAATTAAACATGTTAGCAAATGGAATTACGTTAGCTTATGGTACAGCTAAAGGAACTTATACTAAACTTGCTGGGTTGAAAGAAGTACCAGAGTTTGGTATTGAGCCTGAAAAGGTTGAGAATACAACCTTGGAAGATAAAGTTAAGAAATATGAGTTTGGTATTGGCGATGCTGGAGAACTTGAATACAAGTTCTCTTACAAGAACGATAGCGCAACAGCTCCTTACCGTGTATTACGTAAGGCAGCAGACAACAAGACAAAACTTTTCTTTGAGCAAACTTACCCAGATAACACTAAGGTGCATTTTGAAGGTCAAGTATCTGTTAAGCTTGGCGGTGGCGGTGTCAATGCCGTTATCGAGTTTACCCTTAAAATTGCGTTGCAATCAGAGTTGGAATTTGTAGACGGTATTGGAGGTTAATTACATGGCACTACCTTACTCAATTTGGAAGATTAGTGATGAGAAAGAGTTGAAACTACGACTTTCATCTCATCAAGCAGCAAAAGTTGAAGAAAAAATCGGCATGAACTTACTGAAAATATTTATGCCTGAGGCTGGCGAAGAGTTTCCTTTGCCTCCTTTGAAAGTTGTATTGCTCTTGATTCACGGAGCATTGCAAAAGTATGAGAATGGGTATTCTCTTGAGGATGTCTACGATCTGTACGATGAATACGTCGATAATGGTGGAGACCAAACAACCTTCATGACAGAGGTTTTAATGCCACTCTTTGAAGTATCGGGTTTTACTCCACGAGGAAGCAAGGACAAGAAAACTTCCAAGAAGAAAATGACAGTAGTCGAGTAATCTTAACGGTAACGCAGATTATTGAGAGGCTTTACCCTATGTTTTTGGACATCGGGGGTAAGCCTCTTGATTTTTGGGATTTGACGGTGCTTGAAATCAGGGAAATGATTGAGAGCTACAACCGTGTCAAAATCCAAGAGCGTAAAGAGAAGATTATTGACTCTTATAGACTTTCGCAGATGATATCCAACCACGTTTCTTTGTTGTTGTCCAAGGATGCCAAAGTCTTTGAGTTCTGGGAATATGCGCCTGAGTTATTTGTAGAAGAACAGCAAGCGGTAGAACAGGAGCGACAGAGACAAGCGCTTTTGTTGCATAAGGAACGGATGCGTGAATTTGCAGAAAGACATAATCGAAAAAGGAAGGAGGAAGTAAATGGCAACTCTTGATGAATTGAAAGTCATGATTGACGCTGAGATAGCGCCTTTCAGGAAGAAGATGAAAGAAGTCGAGAATCAGGTCAAGGGGACATCTGACCAAGTGAAAAATGCCACTGCTAAAGTTCGTGAACAGTCGAACTCTATCGGTAGTGCGTTTGGTAAGCTAGCTAAGTTCGCTGGTTTTGCAATTCTTGGTAAGAAATTGCTTGATGTTGGGATGTATTCAACGCAGACAGCTCTTGAAGTAGCAGCGTCTATGAACCAAATCAAGCGACAGATGGGTGAGAGTTCGCAATCTTTCTTAAAATGGGTTAACGATAACGCCAACGCTATGAATATGGGGGTGGGTGAGGCAACCAACTACGGTGCGGTCTACTCAAACCTATTTTCTGGATTTATCAAAGATACCAACAAGCTAAGCGCCTATACTGCTAAGATGTTGCAGACATCGGCAGTTGTTGCCGAGGGCTCAGGGCGTAGCATTACAGACGTTATGGAGCGGATTCGCTCTGGTTTACTAGGTAACACCGAAGCAATTGAGGACCTAGGAATCAACGTTGGAGTTGCTATGATTGAGTCTACTGAAGCCTTTAAGAAGTTCGCAAACGGACAAAGCTGGCAACAGTTGGACTATCAAACCCAGCAACAAATCCGTCTTATGGCTATTTTGGAACAGGCTACAGCCAAGTATGGAGATACCTTATCCAACTCAGTCAACGGCAGTATCAGCCTGTTTAAGTCGCTGATGAAAGATAGTGCATTGAATCTGGGTAATGCTATGTTACCGATTATCAATGCCATTATGCCTGTCTTGAATTCTTTTGCAATGGTATTGAAGAACGTGACTGCTAAACTTGCTGAGTTTATCGCTTTGATGTTCAACAAGAAGGCAACAGTGAAAGACGGTGTCGGTGGAGCAGTTGGAGACATGGGTAATGCCATGAAGGATGCTGCAGGCGGTGCAGGAGACCTCGCTGACGCAGTGGACGATGCTGGAGATTCAGCAGGAGGACTTGCTGACAACCTCGGAGACTCAGCAAAAAACGCTAAGAAGGCTGCTAAAGAATTGCTTGGTCTATTGGGATTTGATGAGATTAATATCTTACAAAAACCAAAAGACGACGACGCAGGCGGTTCTGGAGGTGGTGGAGGCGGTGGCGGAGGCAAAGGTGGTAAAGGAAAGGGAGGCGGTGGCGGACCTTTCAAAGACATCTTGCCAGAAGTCGAGTTGACCGACATGGACAACAAATTCAAGAGCATTTTTGATGGTCTTGGAGATAAGCTGAAAGGGTTGTTTGATCTCTTCAAAAAAGGTTTTGATGCAGCGTTTAGACCAGAAGGCTTAGAGCGTATTAAAGCTGCTTTAGAACGAATCAAGAAAACTCTTGAAGAAATCGCTACTGATCCAAGAGTTGTAAATGCCTTTAACCGCATGACCGAAAAAATCGCTTATGCTTTGGGCCAAATTGCTGGTTCGTTAGCCACTATCGGAGTTGGTATTGGTGTACTCCTTACTGAAAGTATTGCGAACGGCCTTGAAAGGCAGAAAGAACGCATTATCAGGGCGCTAGTCGCTTTGTTTGATAATATTGGTAACATTGCAGAGGCTGTAGGGAACATCGCTCAGGCCTTTTCTAGTGCTTTCTACGATGTCATTACTTCAACTGGTGCGGTTCGTATCGGTAGCGCTATTGTGTCAACTCTATTAAGTTTGACATCTACCATTGTTGAAGTCGGTAGCAAATTAGCAGGAAGTTTGTTTAAAGGTTTTGAAAAAGTCGTTGTGACAAGCGCTCCTAAAATTTCATCAATGCTTCAAAGTCTTTTGGACATTGTAGCTCCGATATTTGAAACTATTGAAAGTGTTGTTGATAAGTTTGGCGATGGGTTGAGTAGTGTCTACGATGAACATGTAGCCCCTGCTATTGACTCTATTGCTAATGCTTTTAATGGACTAATTGATATTATTCTAATACTTTGGGAAGGAAGTTGGAAGCCTTTCGCAGAGTTCTTGTCTAACACATTCGGCATAAGTATTGAAACCGTCGCTGATTTACTAGGCGGTATCATACTGGAATCATTGAAGTTACTAGCTGATACAATCAAGCTAGTGGCTGATGGTTTTACTGCTTTTTCAGATTGGTGTAAAGAAAATAAAGAGATTATCTCTACGGTCGCTAATGTGATTGGTACACTTGCAACCGTATGGCAAGGAATTAAGCTCTTGTCTTGGGCTGAACAAGCTGGAGGACTTGCAGGAGCATTCGAATTATTAAGTGGTAAGGTTTCATTTATTGTTAGCGGAATTAAAGATCTTGGACTAGCTTTGAAAGCTTTGACATTTGATAAATTGGTTAGCTTCGGTGAAACCATCTATTTGAATGCGTTGTATGCAAAAGACTTTGTGGTCAATTCAGGTAAATTGATTGTAGAGTTAGGAAAAACTGCTCTAGAACTTGGTAAATCAGCACTAGCTTGGGGTGTTCATGCAGCACAAATGGGACTTGCAGCAGCAGCGGAAATCGCTCAATCGGTTGCAGCAGGAGTTGCAGCAGCTGCAACATGGGCACTCAATGGAGCCATTGCGGTATTGACCAGTCCGATAACTTTAGTTATTGCAGCAATCGCAGCCTTAATTGCTATCGGTGTCTTGCTCTACCAAAACTGGGATACTGTTGTTGAGTTTGCTAAAACAGCATGGCAAGGACTATGTGATTTTATCAGTGGTGTTTGTCAAGCGATTGGCGAATTTTTCAGCGGTCTATGGATGAAGCTACAAGAAATCTTTGAGCCGATAGGTCAATGGTTTGGCGAGAAGTTCCAAGAAGGTTGGGACGGTATCGTTAATATCTTCAGTAATTTAGGTTCATGGTTCGGTGAGAGATGGGCTGATGTGACTAATGCTTTGACAGAAGTTGGTTCTTGGTTAGGCAATAAATTCCAGCAAGGTTGGGATGCAATTAGCAATACATTTAGCAAGTTGGGTTCGTGGTTTGGTGACCGTTGGAATGAATCTAAAGACGCGCTTGCCGAAGCAAACACTTGGCTTGGAGAGAAATTCCAATCTGGTAGAGATAAAGTGAATTCCGCTTTTGAAAAAGTTGGCTCTTGGTTCGGTGATAGATGGAATGATATCAAAGATGGAGTAAAAGAAGCTGATACATGGTTTGGAGAGAAATTTGAGAGTGCAAAAGAGAAAACTCAGAATCCTTTCCAAAAAATCGGCTCTTGGTTTGGCGATAGATGGAAAGACATGCAAGATGCCTTGAAAGAAATCCCTAACTGGTTCAAGAATCTGTTTAATGATGCAATGGATAACGCAAAAAGCGCAGTACAATCAGGTGTTGATGCGCTTAAGAGTATTTTTGATTTCGAGTGGCACTTGCCAAAACTTGAGTTGCCTCACATTAATATAACTGGCGGTTTTAGTTTGAATCCACCTAGTTTTCCTAGCTTTGATATTTCTTGGTATGCACGAGGTGGTGTATTCAACTCACCTAGCATTATCGGGGTCGGAGAAGCTGGTCAAGAAGCGGTAATGCCCCTTGAACGGAATACAGGTTGGATTTCTACTTTGGCTCAGAAAGTAGCTGAAAGAATGCCTGTTAACAATGCCCCTGCAGGCTATTCATTACCAGCTGGTGATATTGTTATCCAAATCGCAGGCCATGAGTTCGGACGGGTAGCCATCCAAGAAATCAATAGAGAACAAGAACGTGCAGGACAAGTCTTGCTTAACATTTAGAGGGAGGTAAAATGGCACACTTAATAATAAATGGGGTGGCTGTGAAGCCTCCTAAATCTTTTCAGGTCGGTATCCAAGATATCGATGGAGAAACTGGACGAAATGCTAACGGAGACATGGTCCGTGACCGTATCACGACTAAGCGAAAGTTAGATTGTGAATGGGGCATGCTGACTCAAGGTGAAATGAGTCAGCTTTTAAATGCCGTATCATCAGAATTTTTCGAGGTGTCTTATCCAGATCCTATGTCTGGGCAAGTCACAAAGACTTTCTATGTTGGCGATAGGACAGCCCCAAGCTACTCGTTTACTGAGAAGCTCAAGCCTTGGTCGGGTGCTAAATTCAACTTGGTAGAGAGGTAGAAAAATGGATGCACTTAGAAAACAAAAGTTTAATCAAGCCATGTTCTCCAAGAACCGAACACTCGCTATCAAAGTAGGGAAGTATCAGTCGAGCGACGTTAAAGAAGCAAGTTTTGATTATGGTTATATCAAGGGTGATACTTATAAACCTGGTGGAACTTGCGCAGGTAGCGCTAAAATCGTCTTTACTAGCGTCATTACTACTTTCAATAAACTAGATAAGATTTATCCTGAAATCGGTCTTTTGGTTGACGGAACCTACGAATGGGTCAAAATGGGTGAATACTTTATCAATGATATTGAGATTGACCGCAATCGTAACACGACTAAACTTGATCTCATGGATGGGATGTTCAAGCTAAATCGTGAGCACGTCACTGATTTAACCTATCCGGCTGAAATTCGGCATGTTATCAAAGAGATTTGTCTAAAAACAGGTATCACTCTGGCAAACGAATTCATGGATATTACATCCATGAATTACCGAATCGAAAGTATCCCAAAAGAAAAGAAAATGACATTCAGAGATGTTTTGAGTCTAGCTACTCAAATGCTCGGGATGTCATGTTTTTTCAATCGAGAGGGTAAACTTGAAATCAAGGAATTGACTGATTCAGGTATCACGATTACAGCAGATAGTTACTTCATGCACGGATTAACCAAGAGTGAGATTGAGTATCAGATAGCTGGGATATCTTGTAAAAAAAACAAAGAGATACTGACGGTTGGTTTGAGAACTGGTCGCTCACTTGAGATTGAAAATCTATTAATGTCTCAATCTGCATTAGACAATCTTTATCACAACATCAAAGATATCCGTTATTATCCGTTTAATTTGAACTACCAAGGCCATCTATTACTAGATGTTGGTCAATGGGTGACAATTAAGACGAATACGGGTGAAACCTTCAAATCGCCAGTATTAAGCCAATCATTCACGTTTAAGGGTGGCCTTCGTGGTCGTATTAGCGCAGACAGTAAGGCTGGAAATGATGCTCAGTATTCGTATGCAGGTACAATTACCAAAAAATTTGAACAATTCAATGAAATTGAAGCTCAAATCCAAAGTCAACTTGAAGAAGCAGATAAAGGTTTTGACCAGAAGGTTGAAAAAATCAAAAATGATTTTAGTGATCAGGTAGAACTAGCCAAAGCTAAAACCGAAGAAGTTAAAAGAGAATTGTCTAACACTATCAATCAGCGTTTCGACAGCTTTGAAAATGGTCCTTTACAAGATGCTAAACGTAGGGCTATAGAAGCCTTGAGAAACGCTGGCGCCAGTAGCCTACTCGCTCAGGAAGCTAAGCGGATTGGGTTGGACTCTACCGCCAAACTTGAAGAATTCAAGAGACAGGCTACGAGCGCTCAAACGGCCTTGTCAGGCGATTTGGACGCTCTGAAATGGACCATCGCGAACGATATCCGACCGAAGCAGGTACAGGTTGAAACCGAGATTGCCAAGCAAATTGAAGCACTGATCCAGACAAAAAATGAATTGGCTGGTGTGAAGTCAGCGCAAGCGACGTATGAAGAGACGACGACTCGTAGACTGGCAGAGCTGACTAACTTGGCCAATGGTAAGGCTAGTAAGTCTGAGCTCACGCAGACAGCTGAAGAGCTGGCTAGTAGGATAGCGAGTGTGAGGGTTGGTGGTCGAAATCTTTATGTTTTAAGCAAAAATAAGGATATCTCTCGAAGTAGCCATCTAACAGATTTGAAATTTGATATTTCGTCCGGCGAGATATCTTTTAAGGCGACAGGACTAGACCCTTATGTCGGCGAAGCGACGACTCACCCAAAAACAGCAAGCGGCAGAAATGGCGTTCGTATTCCTGTCATTCCAGGCAAGTCAATCTATGTGACGATTTCGAATCCCGTCTTTGCAAAGAATTTCATTTCGTACTTCGACGAAAGGGGAAGTACGGTAAAACATTATCAATATTACAACACTAGTTCTTTTGTGATTTCGCCAAAAGAACTAGCGGGAGTGAGCTTTGTTACCTTGCGTTTTGGGTGCGGTGGATCGAGCTTTGAAATCGGGGATGTACTCAAAACCAAAGTCAAAGTCGAGTATGGCACGATACCGACAGATTGGAGCCCAGCCCCCGAAGATGTCGAAAGCCAAATCTCAGTTGTCGAGTCAAGCTTTAAGCAACGCGCTGATGCACTTGATGCTGGGGTAAGCCGTCTGACTGAAGGTCTCAGAACCAA